AAGTACCACAGCGTATACAGGAACGGTGGGTTCTGTCGCTATGAGTGGAGAGGTCTCAGGTACTGGGTATACGCCCGGAGGGGTGGCTATTAGTAGCTGGAACGCTCCGACAGCGACAAATTCATCCGTGACAGCGGGGGTGGCGTTTACGACACCAGCAGCTTCATTTACTTACACTACTGTAACGCTTACAACGGCCTTTAATGCGGTGTTTATTTTTAACAATTCACAAGGTAGTTCGGGCAGTAGGCCAGCAGTCAGTGTTCATACGTTTGGTTCTCAGACAATTACAGCGGGTACATTTACGCTGACGATGCCGACGAACAACACGACGAATGCTTTGCTTCGTTTGTCAACGACCTAAAGTTAAGGGTTCCCCGTGGCAAATGGTACATGGGGTGATGGCACCTGGGGTAGCAATACCTGGGGTGGAACGGATCAAGATTATGCCTTAACTGGCGTAGCTGCTACCGGAGCCACAGGGTCTGTTACTCCTAGTAGCGAACGCGGTTTAACAGGCGTTGGTACGTCTGGTGCGGTTGGTGATGTTGGGTATAGCCAAGCGCTGTCAGGCATAGGGGCTTCTGGTGCTGTAGGTACGGTTGATGTTTCGCGTACCGTTGGTGTCACAAGTGTATTTGCTACGGGTGCAGCCGGTAATGTTGGGTATAGCCAAGCGCTGTCAGGCATAGGGGCTTCTGGTGATGTAGGTACGGTTGATGTTTCGTTTACGCGTGGTTTAACAGGCGTGAATGCTTCTGGTGCGGTTGGTAATGTTACCGCAACAAATAATCCGACGGCAGACGGGGTTGCATCTGAAGGTCAGGTTGGTTCGGTTGGGCTAACGGTAACTGTTGGTCTACTAGGTGTTGGTGGGGTTGGTGCAGTAGAAACGCTTCCAATAGTACATGGCCCAGCCCTGACGGGCGTGGCCGCCACTGGAGAAGTAGGATCAATAGCTGGGATCATACGTACACATGACTTATCTGGAGTACAAGCAACAGGGCAAGTAGGTTCATTTGGTGTTTTTTACTGGAGCTTGTTTAACAACAATCAAGACGCTCAATGGGCGGGGCTAAACAACAATCAAGATGCTCAGTGGGCTGGGTTTAACAACAATCAAGATGCTCAGTGGAACCTTGTAGAGACGGAGTAAAAAATGGCATTTACCGGAACACCCCTTTTATCGCTACCCATAATTACGACAGGTACTGAATCTGGCCAGTGGGGTAACGTTACTAATAACGGTTTGACTGAGTATCTTGATATATCAATAGCGGGGGCGTTATCGATATCAACAACCACAACGTTAGCGAATACTGCTGGGAATGCATCAGGAACAAATAAATCGGCTACTACGGCACAGTACAGAACGTTGATTTTCCCTGCATCCGCAAGTGCAAATATTGTTATTACTGCGCCGTCCTCAAATAGGACGTATCACGTACTAAACCGCAACGCAACATACACGGTTCAGATTCGCGCAGGGGCAAACTCAGGAGTGACTTTAGCCGCAGGCCAGTCTGCTACCGTATCTTACGATTCGGTGGCGGGCGATTATGTTCTTGTGGGGGGTAATGTCGTAGGCCCAGCAAGTGCCACAGACAATGCTATTGCTCGGTTTGACGGCACGACAGGTAAGTTAGTGCAGAACAGCGTTGTGACTATTGCTGACACCACGGGCGACATCTCGGGTGTTGGTCAGCTTAATGCGACGACACTTGACGCAACTAACATTGAAGTTACCAACATCAAAGCCAAGGACGGTACGGCTGCGGCAAGTATTGCGGACTCCACAGGGGTAATAACAGTAACAGCAGCCCCTGTCATTTCCGCATTGACGGCATCACAAGCCGTATTTACAACTGCTGGAAAGGCGTTAACCAGCAACGCAATTACTGGTACGGGCAATGTGGTGATGTCAACTTCACCAACTCTTGTAACGCCAGTTTTGGGAACCCCATCATCAGGTACGTTAACAAGCTGCACAGGACTGCCAATATCAACAGGGGTGTCTGGTCTTGGAACGGGCGTTGCAACGGCGCTTGGCAATAACGCTAATGCCGCAAGTGGCATGGCTACAACCACAGGCACCGCAACGCTAACGAATAAACGCATCACCCAACGATGCAATGCTCAAACTACGCAAGCATCGTCATTTGCGTGGAATAGTGACAACTTCGATCAGCAAAGCTTTTCAGCCCTTGCAAACGCACTGACCATCGATGCTGATGCGGGCACACCCACGGATGGCCAGCGCGCCATATTTCGGATTAAAGACGATGGAACGGAACGCGCACTAACGTGGACTACAGGTTCCAGTAAAGCATTTCGCGCTATTGGTGTCACATTACCCACCACAACTGTCGTTAATAAAACAGTCTATGTTGGGTGTATTTACAATACAGCAGATTCGCGGTGGGATGCGGTTGCTGTTGCTCAGGAGGCTTGATATGAAGATTGATTTTGTGCGTCATCACAACAAATGGGGCAAGTTTGCAGATGCATTGCACTTGCCTGACAACCACACATTTACCCTGGCTCAAATTGAGGCGATGAAAGATGAACGCTTCAATAACTGGGTCAATGCCGTAGAAAACCCACCACCTTCTGAGCCGGTTTCTGAGCCGGAACCAGTGAAGGAATACATTGTAGTCAACGGTGTGAAGTACGTCAGGGTTGAGGTCTAAAAATGGCCGACCGTTATTGGGTTGGTGGCACTGCAAGCTGGGACGCTACGGCTGGCACTAAGTGGGCACTAACGTCCGGTGGTGCTGGGGGTCAGGCCGTCCCAACATCTGCGGATGATGTGTTCTTTGATGGTAATTCCGGGGCTGTAACTTGCACGATTGCTTCTGGTAACACGGGCGCGAAGTCCATTACCTGCACGGGTTTTACGGGGACACTTGCAGGCTCTACGGCCATCACAGTATCAGGCAGTGTCACGCTTGTTGCGGGGATGACATTTACTTATTCTGGCACGTTAACCCTTAATGCAACCGGAACACTGACAACGGCCAGTAAAACACTCGGGGCTGTAACTATTAGCGGGTCTGGGATTACAGTTACGCTGGGTGATGCTCTGACATCAAGCAGTACGATTACAGTCACTCAAGGCACCTTTGACACCGCCAACTACAACGTCACTGCCACACAACTGACGTCCAGCAACAGTAATACACGGACCATTACGCTTGGTAGTTCTACGGTGACATTTAGTGCAAACAGCAGCCCAATTACATTTGGAGTATCTACTAATTTAACCTTTAATGCTGGAACATCGTCCATTATCTGCAATGGACTTGGTAATAACTTTGATGGTGGAACTGGACAAACTTTTTACAATGTTAGTTGGACCGGAACAGCAACAGGAACAAAAGGTATTGTAGGAGCAAACACGTTTAACAACCTGACGGTGACTGGCCCTGCTTCTGCTGGCGTTATTTTATTTACTTTTTCTGCCCGCCAAATCATTAATGGCACACTGTCTACCACAGGCACAGCGGGTAATCGCCGAGTCTGGTTTCAAGGCGCAACCTATGGCATCGCCCAAACCCTGACCATTAACAGCGCACCAAGCCTGACGGATGCTGACTTCCGTGACATTTACGTCATTGGTACATCAGCACCGATCAGTGGCACAAGGGTTGGTAATCTTCGTGGCTGTCGTGGGATTACATTTGACTCACCCAAGTCAGTGTATTGGGTGACTGCCGCTGGTGGCAACTGGTCAGCAAATAACTGGGCAACATCATCGGGTGGTGCTGCAAGTACCGATAACTTCCCGTTAGCGCAAGACACTGCCATCATTGAAAACACGGGATTGAACACCAGTGCGACTGTGACGTTAGATTCAGCAATCACATATATTGGCTCTTTTGATGTGTCTACGCGCACCAACGCTATGACATTTTCTGCAAGTGTTAGTCCAACATTTTATGGCAACTTAACTCTTGGCTCTGGCGTTACTTACAACGCAAACCTCGGGACAATCACTCTTAGCGGAAGAAACACGCAGACGATTACTTCTGCTGGAAAAACACTTGGCGACATTACTGTTGACTCCTACGGCGGCACAGTACAACTTGCTGATGCACTGAATATCGGTTCAAACACCCTCACCGTCACCAACGGCACGTTTGACACCAAGAACTGCAACGTCACTGCTGGCGTTTTATCTTCCAGCAACTCCAATGTAAGGACGATTGCGTTGGGGTCGAGTACGGTTACGTTGAGTGCTACGATAACCCATAACCTGGCTACTAGCACCAATTTAACTTTTAACGCAGGCACCTCAACGGTTGTAATTCAAGGACTCTCAACTACAACGCTTGCTGGTCCTACTACTGGCCCTGCCATTACGTTTTACAACGTGTCGTTTATACCGACGACTACAACGGCATCAATGGCTCCAACAATTACAGGATCACTCGTCTTTAACAATTTGCTGTACACGCCGCACACCTCAGCGTCTGTTATTTCTGCTGTTATTGGTGGCAACCAAACCATCAACGGTACGCTTACTGTTGCTGGTGCCACCGCAGTACGTCGCATCTTCCTGCGCTCAGACACCCTCGGCACAACCCGCACACTGACCGTCAACACCTTATCAGCAGACGACTGCGACTTCAGGGACATCACTATTGCTGGAACCGCAGCAGGATCATCGCCGACCCGTGCTGGCGATTGTGGGGGCAACTCAGGCATCACATTTCCTGCGCCCAAGACGGTGTACTGGAACCTTGCAGGAACACAAAACTGGAGTGCTGATGGTTGGGCAACATCATCCGGTGGCGCACCTGCAACCAATAACTTTCCGTTGGCTCAAGATACTGCAACGTTTGATAACACGGGATCTGCGGGGACGATCACGATTGATGCCGCATGGAACATCGGCGCGTTTGATGCGTCGGCTAGAACGAGTGCGATGACGCTGACAACCAGCACGAATGCACCATTTGTTTACGGCAATTGGCTGTTTGGCACTGGGGTTACATCAAGCAGCACGACAGGAACCATTACGTTTGCCAAGCGTGGAACACAAACCATTACCAGCAATGGCATTACGTTTGGATGCCCAATCACGATTAATTGCGTCACCGGAACCACAAACCTTGCAGATGCTTTGGCATTAGACTCTACACGAACTCTGACCTTAACTAGCGGCACGTTTGATGCTGTTAGCTACAACGTGACAACGGGATTGTTTAGTAGCACTACGGCAACACAAGTTTTGAAGATGGGTTCTGGTACTTGGACAGTATCGGGTACGGGTACGGTTTGGGATATGGGTCTTGGGGGTGGGGCAAAGTATAACGGCACCGCAGACATTATTTTATCTGACACAAGCACTTCAGCAAGAACTTTTACTGGAGGAGGCTATTCTTACAACAAACTCACTATTGGCGGCGCAACGGGTACATCTACGCTCACTATCACGGGCAACAACTCGTTCACCGAACTAGCCAGCACTAAAACCGTAGCGCATACCATTGCACTTGGTTCAACCACACAGACCTTTGGCAAGTGGTCAGTCACGGGTACATCAGGCAACGTAGTCACCTTAACGGGCACTGGAACTTCACACGTTCTTGCTGGTGCTGCAACGTCAGCCATTGATTACCTTGCGATGGGATCAATTGGCTTTGCTGCCACATCCCCCGGCGAGTTTTATGCCGGTGCTAATTCCACGGGTACGGCAACAGCGCCGGTGTACAGAACAGCACCACCAGCGGCAACCACGCGTTATTGGGTGGGCGGCACAGGAACGTGGGATGCTACAACCACAACGAACTGGTCAACATCATCAGGCGGTGCAGGCGGTGCTTCTGTTCCCACATCCTTAGACGATGTCATCTTCAATACATCATCGTCTACAGCGAATGCCGCTTATACATGCACAATTGGAACTGGAGCCACGGTCCGAGCTAAAAAAATCACGATGGGTGGTCCGGGAGCGGGGAACGACATTACGTGGGCTGGCTCAGGCACGATGATCATTCACGATGACTTTGACCTGACCGCAGGCACTGCTGATTGCACAAGGACCTTTACTGGTTTAATTACGCTGTCTGGCTCAACGACAGGACTTACGTTTAACTCAAACGGCGTGACTTTGGCATCTGCCATAGTTCTTAATGGTGTAAATGCGGAATGGGCTTTGGCAAGCGCATTTAATACATCAGGAATACTTACCTTGAGGACCGGGTCATTTGATTTTGCTGGTTATAACATGACTGTAGGATCAATCCAATCAGGAGTAAGTGATAAAAGAACTATTAACTTTGGCACCGGAACGACGACAATTACTGGCAATAATGCAATAATCTTTAGTAATTTAGAGTTATTTCGTGCAAATTTAACATGTATTGCAAGTACATCGCAAATTAATCTTTCCGGATCAACGATACAATTTCAGGGGAACGGTCAAACGTTTTACAACGTAGATGTTACCAACACCACCAGCCCTGTTAGCGTCACTTTTAGTGCAACAACTCCGGCAACTGGTGGATCAATTACCACCGCAACATTCAACAACCTGACCTTCACAGGACTAACATCTGCCGGTCTGAAAACCATCATTCTTAATGGAGACATAACCGTCAACGGCACCCTGACCTTCTCTGCTGGCACAGATGCCACGATGAGGCAGTTCTGCCGATCTAACACCCTTGGCACAACAAGAACCATTACTGCCGCTGCGTTTTCGGGTACGGACGTTGATTTCCGTGACATCACGATTGCTGGTGTTGCTGCTCCTGTCTCAGGAACCCGTCTTGGTGACGCAAAGGGCAACAGTGGGATTACATTTGATGCGGGTAAGACGGTGTATGTTCGTTCCACAGGCTCTGCCAACTGGTCATCTTCATCGGGTTGGTCTGCAACGTCGGGTGGTGCTGCGGATGTCACACAATTCCCACTGGCGCAAGACACGGCTGTATTCCCAGCAGCAACGTATCCATCGTCTGGCAGCACGATAACGGTTGATCAGTCCTACAACATCGGCACGATTGATATGTCGTTGCGGACAAGTAATACGGTGACGCTGGCTACCGGTTCAACTACTCCGGGCATCTACGGCAACTGGATCAACGGGACGGGCACTACGCTGTCGGGTACGGGGGCAATGACATTTGCAGGGCGTGGTAGTCAGACGATTACGAGTGCGGGCAAAACATTTACGCAATTAATTACTATAGATACACCGGGAGGATCGGTTACTCTGCAAGATGCGTTTATAGCCAGCCAATCATCTGCATCTGTGTTGGGAATTACACGGGGGACATTTGATGCTGCTACTTATAATCTTACGTTATCGGGTGCGAGTGCTGGCGTAAGTTCTTCTAACTCAAATACACGAACCATAGCCGTTGGATCTGGCACTTGGTCAATATCAGGAACGACTTCTGCGTGGGCAGCAAGCACTTCAACCAATCTTACTGTGACGGGCACAGGCACGATCAGCTTGACTAGCGCATCTTCCAAGACTTTTGCAGGCGGCGGCGTCTCCTACTCCGGCATTACGGTTGACAACGGCGGTGCTGGAACCCTGACCATCAGTGGCAACAACACCTTCAAAGACATTACCAACACCTATAAGGCTACGGGTGCTGCCAACATTACGATTGGCACAACCACACAAACCGTCAGTCAGTTCACAGCCGCTGGTGAATCAGGTAGGGTGCTGACAGTACAAGGTACAAGTGCATCATCACCGGGAACGCTGGTGTTATCCACCACGACAAAACCCAATGTGGACTATTTAACAATCACAGGGGTGCGTGCATACAGTCTTGATACGACATGGTATGCCGGAGCAAATTCAACGAATAACGGGTCGCTGGGTTGGCTCTTTGAAGCGGCACCTGCTGCGGCTGCAACTGGAAACTTTTTCATGATTTTTGGGTGAAATTATGGAACTTGACGTGAAGCAAGCCCAGCTTGAGGGCGATCTGAAGGCTCATGAGCGCGAGTGCGCTATGCGATACCAAGGTATTGAGAAGGCATTCCAGGCAGGCGAGCGCCGGATGAACCGCATTGAGTATCTGCTCTACGCGACGATCATTGCTGTCCTATTCGGCCCGGGCGTGGCTGCAACTTTTGTCAAGAAATTTTTCGGCCTTTAAGATGTTTGACCTTCTTGGCGGCGGGCTTCTGGGTTCGATCTTTGGGGGCTTATTCAGGCTTGCTCCTGAGATATTAAAGTTTTTGGACAAAAAGAACGAGCGTCAGCACGAGCTGTCTATGTTCCAGCTACAGACCGATCTAGAGAAGATGCGCGGTGAGTTCAAAATGGAGGAGAAGTATGTTGATTACTCCATTTCGCAGATGGATACGATTAAGGAAGCATTTAAGGAACAGGCTACCACTGCTAAGGAAGCGGGTTGGCTCGCTAGCTTTATCACTGCTGTTACCCGTCCGGGCCTTACTTGGATTGCTTTTGGCGTTTACGTGGCTGTTAAAGCAGCCGGTCTAACAATTGCTTTCCAGACCAACGCTAACTGGGCGGAAGTCTTAACCAAGAGCTACGACGAAGATGATTTCGCCATGCTCAACATGATGCTTACGTTCTGGTTTGTAGGACGATCCATCGAGAAGTACAACAAGTCGTGAATGAGAAAATTTAATGAACAAACCTATTAATAAAAGTATGCAAGACGAGGAGAAAAAATTTCAGGCTTGGATTCGCTCTACGCCTTGGTTCCAAGAATTTAAAGATGAGCACAAAGAAGAACCGGATCTTAATACACGCGATTACGATTACCGAGCGGCATATAGAGCGGGTATTAAGCCAGAGCGCGATCCTTATGATAACAATCGTTTTCATTGGCCTTCTTCGTTACCTGATGGGAAAATGCTGAAAGCGCCAGATCATCCATCTGCGTGGAAAGAATATTTTATGCGGGAGACAGGGCAAAACCCAGATGCGCTAGGGTTACGCAACCAGAAGCAAGCAAATGAATGGCTTAAACGAAAAAAAGATCCTAGGGCGGGGCGATCTACAAATCGAATGAAAGAAGGATTCCGGTCCGGTGGAAAAATAGAGTCCGCATCTTCCCGTGGTGATGGTATTGCTAAACGTGGAAAAACCAAAGGTAACTTTATTTAAATGGAAGAGGCGAAAAAGCTTTGCAAGGACGTACTCATTAAGCCCTTTGAGGGGCTAGCAAAGCGTTTGCCTGACGGACGAGTCCAAGCCTACCCAGACCCCGGCACACGAGGACATCCTTGGACAATCGGCTGGGGTGCTACCGGACCGAGTATCAACCCTGGAACAATCTGGACGAT